CCGCGGTGACAGCGGAACCGTCACGAATCTGCGAATTAAACGCAGCTTCGGACGACTCGCCCTACCGGACTCATAACGAGAATCCGGCTCCGGCACTTCGGTGAAGTACTGGAGAAGTCCCGCTTCGCCCGTGCCTTTGGTGTAGGTCACACTACTTGTGATCCCCACACCATTGTACCCCAGATACTGATGGTCCTCTTGGAATCGGTAATTACCAATATCCTCGGGACCTGTGAATGAGGTTAGCACTAGGGCACCCGTATCCTCCCATCCCACGAGGATCCTTCTTCGGATCTTCATGGGGACTGTCTTTAGGACAGCGTCGGCGGTGTGCCAGAGGCCTGCATTATGCAGGTCATTGGCACTATCGACGATAGCGGCCAAGGATTCGGGTTGTGATACCTTGTACGGTCGTTTCGGCCTTACAGGTGTTACATTAACACCGGCGTACCCATCGACACCACAAGACTCTCTAAAGAGCCCGGTGGAAAAAGATTTCGATGTGTTCACCTTAAGTCCAGCCGATTCGAGTACGGCACATACAAAGTCGTATTCGTCAGTCGGGACGATGATATCATCCCCAAAGACGCGGACCAGACCACTTAGGTCCTCCAAGTCGCAACCGATCTGCTCTCTTTTCTGCCTCCACATGACTGCGGAGATAGCGAGGATTGCAAAAACAATCGATTGAACCGGGAAGGTATTAGCGGATCCTTGTGTCGAGAACTTCCTCAGTCGATGGTAAGTACCATCAGGAAGTCGGCAGTACTGAGTCCTGCAAGCATGCAGGGCTTCCAACAGGGTAATGTGGGATTGGAAAATCCACTCCACTAGCCGCGTTGAAAGACGGTCACTAGCTGAAGACAAATCAATCGTCGACAGCCTACCGTCAGTACTAGCCTCAAGGGCCATGTCGCCAGACAGGCTCTGATCTCGAAAGTTGATGAATCGCTTTAGCGATCCTGTGTGTACTTTATCTTCCAACCACCTCTGGATACCACCTTGGATCCATTGGTGAGCGGTAGGTTCAGCGGCGATGAGCCGTGGTCCCTTTTGAGTCTTAGGGACTAAGTACATCAGGCTGGCGAGCTCGACTTGACTCGGCGTAGTCGCGTTAGTAACGCGGCTGATACCGTAGTCGTGAGTAGCAAACCAGTCCCAACTAAATAGGGAATCCAGCTTATGCGGCCAATTGGGGAAGTCGTATTTCACGACTTTAGGCCCCTCGGCCACAGCACCGGGTCCATGCTTCGGACGAAGTTCGAAAATGGTCATCTCCCCGAAAGAGGAGATGATACGCCGTGCTAATAGGCGCGAGAACTCCCAGAATTCTGGGGGTACCCCATCATCGATCGCCAATCCTGGCAGCTCTGGCGAGCTGACGGTGTCGTTAAGGCCCCACAAAGGGTGCCCTTCTCGAACGCCGAAACTAGGGACAAGACTGTCCCAAGTACTAGGATTGTGATCCGGGAGGCGATTCTCAATCGCGACCCATTCCTGGATGGTTTGAGCATTACGCTCCTCCGTGCAGGGCAGCAGAGCCTTCTTCGCCATGGATAACCATTGGCGGATGAGCAAAACTGCGGTGGGATCAACTTCATCAAGAAGCGTTCCATCAGCATTGAAAACCAGACAATGCAGTCCCCATAAGTATTGGGGGCGGCAATCATCTTTAGCCTTGCGTCCATAGCCTCGCGGCCTGGACATCGTAGCAAGGTTCTCCTTCAGAGAAAGTGCTCTAAGAAAAGCACCTTCCATCTCACCATGGGTAAGGGTTATAAAGCCCAAACCTTCAGTGGAAATGGATTTGAGGAGCCGGTTAAGGTCTCTTTCAAACTCTAGGGCCAATGGAGGGTATGCTGCCGTAAGGTCTTTCGCAAGACCTCGGTACGCAGCAGTGTACAAGTCTAAAAAGCTTTTCATCTGCACACCTTTCATTGTTGCAGGATCTTTCTTCGCGGGAAGATCTTACGATCCACCCTCAGTGTCTCTTCAGGGTCTGAACGAGTGCATTAGCACTCGCCCTGAATCAGACCCGACATGAGTGCGTTAGCCTGCTCAAAGAGAGCAGTCGCGTATTCCGAGGTGGAAGTCAGCGAAGCACCCTGTTCGAAACGCACCGTCACCGAGGCGGTGTTGGTACGCTCGACAGTCGACGCAGTAGCGTAGACGACATGCTCAACCATGAGGTTGAACGAGTTGAAGACGCGGCCGTCCTTCTGGACGGTAGTCGACTGACGGATTAGGAGAGTTGCCGACTCGGTCGCAGACCGATAGACGTACTCCGATCCGTACTTGTCCTGATTCCGACGCGTGAGAACGATGTCGGTGGTCAGGTTGAGAGTGAGGGTATTTGCGAACATGTTGTACACTCCTTGTGTAGCTTATGGAAACAGGTTAAGAGGTTCTCCCGAACCTTGAAACCAGTAGGCTACCAAGGATCGACAGTTGCCCGTTCGAAAGATTGGGCATGTATGCTTGCACACTAGCGGATGCAATGCTCCGAGAGTAACGATGTCCAGTTTTCTGGCCACCTAAAAAGGTGACAGTTCGCTGGTCAACAGGATATGCCTTACTAGGCACAGTCTTGCTTTTCATCGTATGCACTTCGGTTGTGGTTGTCATAATACAACCGCCACTTGGTGTTACCAAGTGTCGGCCCTGGTTGGCCTCGAGAACATCTCCAACTGAGGAGAAATAATCGATCAACCAGGTCCACGGCAACGCATCCCAAAGGTTGCTCACCTGCTGATAGGTAGACATACCCAACAGCATATTCCGAATTTGCGGAATACTTGGTGGCACTGAAGCGAATGGCGAATTACCACTTGGTTTCCAAGTGGCTACGCCCCAGCTTACGCTGCGGCGAACGCCAGTAGGAGTCTGCGTGCCGAAGAGACTCGAATAGAGTCCTCCGACCGTAAAGCTCCCTGGGGTAACGGTAATTTGAGCCGACCCCATGTCAATCCTTCGCTTCAACCCTTTCCCAGACGCTAGTCTATCCCATTCTCGAGCCCTCTTCTGAATAGAGTTGGGCATCAAGAAGAGATTCTTGACATCAGAGAAAACAGGCATCAGTCCAAACTGGACCATCAAGTTAGCTTTGGCGACTCCCACTTCTGAGAGCAACCGAACATATCTTGAATTTCGCTTCTTTGTAATAAGCGAAAGAGCCTGGTGGTATAAGGCTGGTAGCTCTCTCAATTCAAAGAGAGCTACAGGGAGTTTGATATTCGCTCTGGTTGGATTGGTGGCAGCGAAGAGCTGTGCACCAGTCGCACCAGTATTTAGCTCCGGTGGAGCTAGCGAACCAAACCCACTGCATGGGTACTGTGAGTAAGTGTAGTCCAGGGACGCCGGATTGGCGTCGGACTTAACC